TTCTTTGGCTCGGCCTGAGTCGGGGATGAGCCGATCATCCGGCCAGTCCCGATCTCCTTGCCCTTGGTCGTGGTCACCGCAGCTGCGAACAGCGTCCGAAGCGCGGCATAGGTCAGGATGAGCAGCGCTCTGATCATGTCTTCAGACTCCCTCGGAGTTCGGAGGAACAGCGGTATCTACGGCTGACGGTTGGTCGGTGCTGACGCTGACCTGCGGCACGTTGAGATGCTCGACGAGCGGAACCTCGACCGGCTCGCCCGAGGCCCTCGCGCGCAGCGCCTGCTCGTCAACCGCCTTCCAAACGCTCTTCGGCGTCCGCTTCGCGCCCTTGCAGTTGGAACACGTCGTCGGCGCGACCGTCGCGTCGTACTGCTTTCCGTCGCAGACCGGGCAGACCGTCGCGGCCGGTAGCTCGTCCGCGTTCTCGCCTACCAGCGTCGACTTAGGATGCGCAGCCGACAGGTACTTGCGACCATCGCAGTCCAGGCACGTCGAACCCGTCAGGTCTTCTGGGTCTATACCTGTACCCGAGCACGTCGGGCACAACTCCTGTACCTCTCCTGCGGTCGCGCACGCCGAGCACGGAGCCTTGATGTTCCCTGCTCCGGCGCACAAGTAGCACGCCTCGTCGCCATCGGGGACGAGTGCCTCCGGCCGGACCTGGTATCCGTCCGCCTCGGGGAACTCCGCTCGAGCCTTGTCGAGCAGTGCGACCATGACGTCATCCGCTGAAACGTTGAGGGACGGATCAAACGGATGCGTGAAGTCCTCGACGTCGCCGCGGCCATATGCAGCCACGCCGGCGTTCGGGTGTGTGGGATCTGTGTGCCGAACGGCGACTCTCATGTCTAGCTCCTGTTCTCCTTGAGTGCCCGAACCTGCCTCTCGTTGATCTCGACGATCCTTTGAGCGACGTCTTCCGGAACGCTGTTGAGCAGTTTGATGACGGCTTCCCCGTGCGTGCAGGCGCCGAGCACGGGATGCGGATCGAAGATTCCATCATCAGGACCGACCGTGACCGGCAGGCGCTCGCCTCGGATCACGGCTTCCATGATGTCCGGGTCGCGATCCATGTAGGCGGCGATCTGCGGCGCCTCGCGCGTCCCGTCCGCCCTGATCACCTGCTTGATCACGACGAGGTTCTGAAAGAGCTGAGAGTCCGTCGCGCTCATGTTCTCGCAAAAGCCTCCGGCACCCTGCCTTCGTACACCTCGCGGTCGTACGTCGTGATCGCGTCCCGGTTCTTGTGCGACCGCTCGTATGCAATCGCGTCGGCGACTGCCGAGTCAGGGACCACCGAGAACTTCTCGAGGATCTCGCGGACGTCCTTGGAGTCGTAGTCCTCCCAGGGCTCGCGCTCGGCCGGTGAGACGTAGTCGACGATCACCCGCCGGTTGAGCCCGGACTCCTCGAAGCGCTGCGTGTGGCGGACCAGATCGAGCGAAGCTACACGGAGCCGGTCGATGATCTCCGTCGGGTGCAAGCCAACGTAGTCATCGAACGGCGGCTGCATGGGCTGATCATCGCCTGGTACGTACCTAGGTCCGGCGGCTTTCGTCGCCTTGACCCGATAGTGGTGCGCCTCGTGATCGAGCAGGGGTTCGTAGCGCTCGCGATAGTGCTGCGAACCCTCCGCGATCTTCTCGCGGATGAAGTCGGAGAGTTCCCAGTCGGAAACAACCGAGCCCTCCGGGTGGACATGCGCGTCGCCGTTGACGTCGACCGCTGTAATGTGCTGCTTGACCAAATAAGGCATTAGGGGCCTCGCTCCCTGTCGTAGATGTACTTGTGCATCAGCCGGTCGTCAGGACGCTCACGGCTTCGGGACGCCGCAGGCGCGGGAACCGAGCGCACGCCTGACGGAAGAAGTGGGTCTTCGCGCCGTGATCGATGACGACCTCCGACTGCGGACCCTGGACGAACTTCAGCTCGTTGAAGGATGTCGACAGCGCGACCACACCGTCAGCCACATCCGCGATGCGCTCGCCCTGGTGGACGTACTCGGTGGACAGCATGACCGTCCCGTTCGGGAGGTACTTCGTCATCGCTGTCATACCACGGGCATATCCCTGCGTGTCGGCGCGGTAGCCGGCGTCGGAGACGATGATCCGTGGCGTAGGAGCAACACCTACACCCTGGTCATCAGTCGGCGTTCCGGTGCCGCCCCACAGCAGCGTCTCGATGTCAGCCGCAGTCGGCAGGAAGACGTTCCTGTCGGTCTGCGTCAAATACCCGCGGGCCTGGTTGGAGCGCTGGAGCCGCGAGAACGTGATCGAGTTCATGTGGATCCGACTGGCGTACACGCCGATGGTGTCGGCTATGACCTGCTGCATCGAGCGCAGATCGTCGATCGGCGTCGAGTTCACGCGGTCTGACCACGGAATCGAAGCTGTGACCTTGTGCGAGGACATGTACGGCCAGGTGATCGTCGCTGTGTTGTTGCCGTCGTACTGGATGGTCTGCGTATTGCCGAGGAGCATGTTCCAGCGCATGATCTCGGTCAGGATCTCGGCGCGCAGCTGGAGGATGCGGCCCTGCGTGACGAGATCGACACCCGCGCGAGCGCGAATCGACGAAGTCGGAGAGGTCATCCGCAACCACAAGTCCTCGCGGATGGGCGTCATTTCGTCGATCAGCAGGAGGTCCGAGACTTCCTGCGTGAACGCCATCTTCGGCACATAGATCTTCGGCGTCGCATCAGGTGCGCGGAACTGCCCGAACCCGAATGCCGCGACTTCCGCGATCTCGCGCTTGATCGTGCGGTCGTAGCACGGTACGAGCGGTGCGATCTGATCCCCGAAGGCGGGGATGGTCTCCAGCACTGTCAGCAGGTTGCGGCGAACCAGGTCCGTGATCGCCGCCTGCTGGTAGACGTCGAAGACATTGATGTCCTCGGCGCCGCGCATCGTTGGGAACGCCGCGCGGAACTCCTCATAGGTCATGTCTGAGATCTGCCCCAGGAGGAGGTCCATCGTGTCGGCCGTGGTGGTCATGTCGTCACTCCTTTCGATCACTCGGGCCGACTTAGTAGAAGCTGCAGGTCGGCAGGGCTGCGATTGCTAGGTCTCCGTAGAGCTCCCAGTTCTGGATCTTCGACACGTCGAATGCAACCGAGTGGAAGAAGATCGGCACGGCTTCGTCCGCGAGCACGACGTTGTAGAAGAAGTCGCGCCACGGGGTTCCGTCGTACACGCCGATGATCTGCTGGCCGGCGGATCCGGAGGTTGTATGAGCGACAGACGGAGTCGGTGCTGACCCTCCGGTGAGGTTGTTCGCACCGATCGTCATCACCGGCTGCAGCGAGTTTCCGAGCAGTCCCTCGAACGTGACCACAACCGGCGTCCCGGGAAGCGGGCCTCCGGAGACGGCGACATTCGAGTAGCCGATCGTGGACATCACCTCGAGGATGTCCTCGACATCCTCAGCCGCCGAGTTGTACGGGATTGCAGCGCTCGTGGCACCGTTGAAAGACAGCGTGAAGCTGCCGCCGCTCGCCGGACCGCCAGTGATCGAGACCGTCTGCACATCGTTCCCACCAACGACCGGCCCGGTGAAGGCCATGACCTTCGTCGGATCGTTGCTGGAAGGCGTGAGCAGCGTGCCGATCGGGACGTAGAAGCCCTGGAGCGTCTGCAGGTTGCTGCCGTAGATGTTCACGTACTGAGCGGGGTTCGTGAACGTCTGGAGCTGGAGCGTCGAGGCGTCAAATACGCCCGACTTCACGATCTGCCGGCCGGTGAATCCCCGGATGCAGGTGTCCCGCGTGATCTCGCGGGTGCGGTACACGGGTGAGATCGGCATGTCGGATTACCTCCCCATCAGCAGAGTCGAGGAACCGGGCGCCAGTTCCGGCGGTTCGGCCAGGTATGTACCGTTCTCCATCGACGCGACGAGCTCGGGCGCAGCAGCCTTCCACTCCGCGAGCAGGTCATCTCCGGACTTCGGCTTGTTCTCGGTGACCTTCTCAGGCTCGAGGTCCGGCCGGCGATCGAGCGGATTGTCGAGCAGGTTGGCCTTCTCCGAGAGATCGAGCTTGCCGCCGTTGATCGGCAGCGCCGCGATCAGCCGGTCGACGATCTCGGTGACGGTCAGGTTGACGTCACGATTCTCGGCCGAGAGATGCAGCCGAGTTGCGACATCGCCGTCATCGGAGAGCAGGATGCGCTCAACCTCGGCCAAGAAGCCGGGGCAGTCCTTGAACCCCATCTCGGACAGCTTCGTCAGCCGATCCTTGACCGAGTTCTGCTTGCGCGCCGCGCGAAGCGTGCGAAGCTCGTCCGCGTCGGCCTGCGACGCGGCCATCTCTCGCTGGAGCACCTCGCGAGCGTTGTCATCGAGGTTGAGCCGCTCCAGCAGTTCTGGCGTGAGTCCCATTTGGGCATCTCCTTGCTGGTTGTGAGTCGGCTCCTGCGAGAGCCGGAGTGCAGAAGCCCGCTTCAGCGGGTCGTCGGGAAGAGAGGTGTTGGTCTTCTTGTCGCTGTCGTCGCTCTTCAACTGCGGATAGCGCTTGTAGACAGCCGACTTGATCGCCGCGAGTCGCGCTCCGGTCTCGTTCTGCGCGCCGCGAGCGAGTGCGTTGCGGGCGTGCGCGAGATCGTGGATCGGGTATTCACGGGAATCTGGGAAAACGAATGCTGAGTTCGGGAGCGCCTTGCGCGACTTGGCAGTCAGCGTGGCGAGGTTCAGCGTCGACTCGGTCAGACTCAGGTCAGCCTCAGCCGAGAGGTTGTCCTGGTGAAGCAGCGCCTGCACCTCGTTCTTGTCGGTGTCCGCATCCTCGTCGGTCACCCACTTGCGCTCGACGCACTTCCAGTCGGCGAAGTCTGCTAGGTGCAGAACTCCCTGCTCATCAACGGTGTAGGGGATGACCCAGGCGTCGTTGTCGCCATCGGAGTCGCCGTAGTCCATCTCGACAAGCGCCTTGGTCGGCGACACATCCAGGACATCGCAATAGACGCTGGGCTCGTCAATCGGACCCTTCCACATCTGCCGCAACTGGTCGTGGAGCTGATGCTTGACGTCCATCAGCGAGGGCTCATCGCCCCACTGGATATCTGCGAGGTTCAACTCACGCTCGAGCGACTCAAGCGGATCGCGGGTCGAGAAGAGAGGCTTGCGCGTCGGTGTCTTCTCCGGCGCCGGCACGACGATCTCCTCGGAGAGAAGCATCGGCACGATCTGCCGCTCCTCGGAGAAGCAGTTGGCGCCGTAAGGCTCCATCTTCGTCACCCACGGCTTGTTGGTCAGCGCGACGTGCTCGATGACATGCGAGTAGCGCTTGCCCGTGTCCTGGTTGACGTAGCCGTGCATGATCCCGCAGGAGCGCGAGATCACCGACCCGCGGAGAACCTTGTCCTCGATCTCCGGTTCGGTGAACTTGTGGCCGGCGAGGATCACCTTCTCGCCGGGAACCTTGGTCGAGTCGGCGATCCTCATTTTGAGGATCCGGCCGGTGTTCTCGAGCGTCGAGTTCGCGTGTGTCTCGGGGATCGTGACGTGCTCGACTGCCTCATCCTCGAATGCATCCACGAGATCGGCGAGCCCGATCTCGTTCGGGTCAGAGGAATGTCCCGGGACGAAGATGAGCGGGTCCGCCTTCTTGCCACTAGGCGACTTCGGATCCGGTCGCATCGCGAGCGTGCCCGAGCGAATGATCGGCGCCCAGATGAGGCCATCATCATCCTTCGTCATGTCGAGGTTCTCGCGCAGGATGTCCCCGCGCGTGAAGATCTCCATCGAGAAGGGGCTGTCGTCGGAGAGCAGCACAGCGAGGTCGGGCGCGTCCGCATCATCAGCCAGCACGGTCGAATCCATCGCCGCCACCCGGGATGCTGACCAGGACGCTCCGGCAGGGCCGCCCCAGAGCAGATCGTCGCAGTGCTCCATCGGCTCGTTCTCGGGACCGACCGGGCAACCGCCGACTTCCATGCGCCCGGTCGCGAACGGAATTGCGTGCGCTGAGTGATATGAGGCCATCGAGCGAACGTGGTCATCGGAGATCTGCTGTCCGGAAGCGATCTTGCGCCCGGACTTCATCGAGATCGGCGACATATCGCCCTCGCCGACATGACCGTCCTTGACCATCTGCAGCCCGCGCTTGGCGGCGCCCTGCATGGCCTTGGTCGTCGAGTGCTTGCCCTTCATGCCGCCGCCTCCACGTACTCGGACAGGAACGTCACCGACGGCGATGGCGCGACATCGAGACCGAGGAGAACCCGACAGGTATCGCACTGCTCGGAGATATCGAGCAATGTCCGCCAGACGACTTCCGCCTCGGCCGACAGCTTCATATCGGAATTGGCGATATCGACTCCCGGCGATCCGAAGTCTGGATGATCGGCATGCGGGCCCGCCGGCGCTCCGTGGCGCCAGTGAGTGCTCTGGCGGATCGTGTCTTTCAGAACTCCACAGAGACCCGGGGTCTTCGGTCCGAATCGCTTTGTGTTGTCCCGCACGCAGTCGCGCCATGGCGTCGAAGACTTGGCGTAGTGGCGGAGCAGAGAGCGCAGATAGTGCATCTTGCGCGGATCCGAGGTGACCGCTTCGTAGCGCGCGAGGAGAGTCAGGATCGCGTCGTCGATCGACTCGTTCTCCGATGCCTCGATGCGGCGAGCTGAAGCCATGGCGAGTTCAGACATGTGCTGGCTCCCGCAGCGCTCGAAGAGCCTGGATCATCTCGTCGTCGCTCAGCCCGGGCGAGAACAGATGCCCACACCCGGGGCACTTCAACACGGGGTTGAGTTCGTCGGCAAACTCTTCGACGATCCCGAATGCTTTATATGCGAGCACGTTACGCAGCCGTCCGTCTTTCGGGCACCGGAGTTTCCCGCCCACGAACAGGCGTCGTTTATCTTGGCCTCCGGGCACTTTGCGCCGGATGATGAAATCCGCGTATA